CACAGAGTTTTATGCGCGTGGCAATCGTCAATCCAGTCGGCTTGCAATCTGTGCAGCTTCAAACATCCTATTACACAAGCAACCAGACTTCGGTAGTCGGACAGGTTTTCCAGAACAGCAATACAACCTGGTCGTCAGGGGAGGCAACGGACTTGCCGTTTAATGCCGGCGACGAATTCACTTTGTACACGTTGCCGATGGTGGCCGGATCAAATGCTACGGCAGTACAACAGACGATAAACCTGCTGCTGTCTGCTGCTGCACCAGTTGGCGCTGTGCCATCTGTTCAAATCAAGGCGCTTAATGCGGTGAAGACGCCAGCATCCGGTATCCCATTCTGATGACATCCATCCTCATCACACCGGAAATGGAGTTGGCAGGGCTGCGCGCCTTCCGTGACGAGCTTGGCTATCACCACAATGGCGATGCATCTGATGCAGTGAAGGCCATATTCGCCGCTATGTACGCCACCCTCATCACTCCTCCTGCCGCGCTTGTGGCGGCTGATGCAAAGCAGGCGCCGCAGCAATGAACGGCGAGCGCACCCAAGGCCTGATCTACGCGGGCTATGCCAAGCTGGTGGCCAAGATCGGCTTCGACTACGACGTCTTCCGCTACGTCGACCCGATCGCGCCGATGGACGATCTCAACAAGATCATCCGTATGCCAGTCGCCTTCGCCGCAGAAAAGAAATTCGCCGTCCCGAACAAGTATCAGATTCCGACCTGGTACTGCTACGCCGACGGCAGGCTGCTGCAGCGGCGCGACATCCTTGTGGGCAGCGGCGGCACGTTCTACATCGGCGACATGCAGCCGCTGCTGCCGATTCAGGCGATCCAGACCAACCACGTGGTGTCGGTCGGCCGCGGCACCTATACGACGTCCGGGTCGGTCGAGCAGTCGGTCGAATTCTTCGCGACCCGCTTGCCGATTTTCATGCAGTTCAAGCGTGAGGACATCAAGCAGAGTCAGTACGCCAACACGATCGGCCAGGCCATCACGCACTGGACCGCGTTTATTCCTTTGCCCGAAGGCATGTTGAAACAGGATGACGTGGTCGAGGACGAGGAGGGCATTCGCTATGTGGTGGACGCGCCCGACTTCACCAGCATCGGCTATGCCGCCCACCTGAGGCTGATCACGATATGACGATGACCATTGACCTCGGGCACGCGCTGGCCGTGCTCAACCGCCTCGCCGCGGTCAACCTGTCGCCGTGGATGGAAATGGTCGGCCGGCAAGCGCAGGAATCGATTCAGCACCGCATTCGCGAATCCAAACTGGATCCGGAGAATGCGCCGTGGTCGCCCTGGATGCCAAGCACTGAGATGCACCGACGGCACAAGGGCAACGCTGGCCAGGGACTGCTATGGGACCAGGGCACGTTGCTGAACTCGATCCGCTTCGAGCACTCCGGCGACAGTGTCGCGATCGGCACCGATGTCGACTATGCCAAGTATTTGCAGGATGGCACCGGCAACATGGCGGCGCGCCCCTTCGTCGGCTGGTCGGATGGCCAAATTGCCGAACTCGAATTCAGCGCCGTGCGCTTCCTCGAGGGGCTGATACTGTGAGAAAAATATGATCTCTGAAAACGCCGCCGACCTGGTCGCGCGCGTGACCTCCGTGCCCGCGCTGACAGCCTCCGCAGGCTTTGCGCTCGGCGGCCGCGGCTCCGACCCCGGCCTGGTGAAGATTCCTCTCCCGGCTGCATGGATCATGTTCGGCAAGGATCAGGTAGACGAAGCGCCTTATGGCACGTCCCAGACGGGCGGCGGTGGCCTGGTACCGACCGGCGAGAACATCCAGCAGATTTTCAGTGTGGTCATCTACGTGCCGTACCTGAGCCAGGACGATCTGCTGAACGTGCAGTTCCCGCTGCTCGAAGCCGTCATCACCGCCGTGCGTGGCAATGGTGAGCCGGCGCCGTCCGGCAACCGCTGGCGCTACATCGGCCAGAAGCTGGCCATGGTCTATCCGGACCGCCTGGCCTACGAGCAGCACTACACCCTCGACGCTTTCATGTAACAGCACCCCGCCCGCGCGAGCGGGTTTTCATACCCGCAAATAAGGAAGAACCATGCCTCTCATTTCCAACGCCGCCTTGCAGGCAATCGGCGACAAAATGGCCCGTTTCGCTGCCCTTTCGGTCGGTGATCCCGCCTTTGACAACTCATTCACGGCTGGCCTCGATGCGGCCAGCGCAGCCGTTCTGTCTGGCGGCAACAGCATCGCGCAATACCTGCTCGACTCCAACGACGAGGCGGTGACCGCGGACCTGCTGCCAGCCGCGCGTGACCTGGACGAATCTCATCCGGTTATGCCGACCGGCTTCCTGCTTGGGATCCCTGGCATCAGCGCGATGATCACAGCGATCAACAATCACCTGAAGCGCTATGCCGGCGTTCCTTCGCTGGACGCCTACCTGACCACGCTGAACGCGTCGACGCCTACCCTGCGTTTCCACGCTGCGTTCACTGATCACCTGAAGGCGCTGTCGGCGAAGAACGTTTTCATCGGCAATGACCTCGACATCGCCCGGGTGAACGTGACTGGCGCCGCAACCGGCACCTATACGCACTTGGCTGCGATCGACAAGACCAAGTATTCCGGCGCCAAGCTAGTCGCAAGGAACGTCGGCGCGCTGACCGCGACCACGGCGCTGTCGATCACTGGCAAGAAGTTCGACGGCACCACCGCCACGCTAACCGTCTCGATTTCGACGTTGACCGATGCCGCTGAAACCAACCTGTCCGACGTGACCAAGGTCTTTGTCGACGTGACTGGCATCAGCGTGACCTCGGGCGGCACCGCCGGCAACGTGATCAAGATCGTCGCCAAGACTGACCGCAGCATCGCCGCCGCCTAATCCTTTTCACCAAATAATGAGGTAACAAAATGGCATACAACGACTCGAGCTACGGTCTTTTCCAAGGTCAGCTGTTCATCCAGGAGCGCGCATTCAACGGTGCGCCGCTTTCCGGCTTCGAATTCATCGGCGATGCCGATATGTTCACCGTCGACCCGAAGCAAAAATTCGAAGACATCAAGGAAAGCCAGTCTGGCCTTGGCCTGACCGCCGCGCACATCCCGACTGAAACCGATGTGGCGGTCAAGCTGCGCACGCTGGACATCCGTATCGCCAACTGGGTTCGTGCTACCTGGGGCGGCAGTGCCGGCGGCGTGGACGCTGCATCCGTTTCCGGCGAGAGCGTCGTTTTCTACAACAATTCGATGACGCCGCTCGCCCATCCTGGTGTTTCCAACGTCTCCGGCGTGCCAGGCGTTCTCGGCACGGATTACCGTATTGACGCGGCAAATGGCGCGATCATCGTGCTGCCCGGCTCGACCGCAATTCCTCCTGGCGCCGGCGTGCCGGGGACGGTGAGCTACGACCACGCAGCCTACGCCGGCAAGGTCGAGGCCTTCGTGACCGGCCAGCGCTACTACACGCTGCGCCTGCACGGCCGCAATACCGCGCAGGGCAACCAGCCGGTTATCGTGACCTGCCACCAGGCTGCGCTCGACATGGCGAAATCCTTCAACCTGATCGAGAAAAAGCACATGACGTTCGAACTGGACGGCATGCTCCTGCAGGACACCACCAAGCCGCTGCCACAACTGGCGACCGACCTGTCCCAGTTCTTCACGGTTATGAAGGCGTAATCGATGAGCGACGCATCAGATATTGACGTCCTGTTTCCAGGGCGTGATGTGATGGCCAAGGGCGAGGCGGTCAAAGTTCTGCCCTTGTTCTTTGGTCAGTATCCGCAGGCGATCAAGCTATTGAAACCCGTGGCAACCGTGCTGAGCGAGTCGGGGATCATCCGACTTAGGCCCGAGGGCGTAACGGCGGATTTCAGCATTGCCGACGATTGGGCGCTCAAGCTGCCGGAAATCATGATTGAAGGCGGCGAGGCACTGATCCAGTTCCTTGCCTTTGCGATAAACAAGCCGCGCAAGTGGTTTGATGCATTGCCGGCCGACGAAGGTCTGATGCTGGTAAAGGCCGTCTTTTCCGAGAACGCCGATTTTTTCGTAAAGCGGATTCGCCCTCTACTCGGGCAACTGGTCAAGGTGAATCCGCAAGCGCCGGCGCAGGATGGGGGGCCATCGCAGCCAGACTCGTCAGGTACGGCCACTCCTGGGACGCCATCCAACGTTACACCTTAGGGCAGATGCGCCTCTTCCTTCGTGAAGCCCAAAAGGCTGAGCGGAGCGCGGCGGCGGAGCGCCTGACATATGCGTGGATGGCGGCAAACCTTGATGGTGACGCTGTCAAAGATGCAGTGAGGAGCATCAAGGGCGAGTGACCGCGTCTGCTGTTTTGGCTCGCCCTTGATGCGGACTATTTTTTGAAATGCTCGCTTGCCTCTATGTGCTGTGCAGCGTAAACAAGGACGAAGCGCGGGTGCTTGCAGCCCGAGCAGGGCGGGAATGGCTTCCCATATACACAAGTAACTTCATGCGGCTGAGCGTGCGAAGAATCGTGAACTACTTTATAGATTCCTGAGTGAGGCACCTTCTCTCCGGGTTTGAATTCGTCGCCAATAGCGGCCATAGCTGTCTCCGATTGTTGTTGGGCTTGCAATATATCCGGAGGAAATTTATTTTCCTATCCCACGTTTACGGGATGCGGAAAGAGTGAGGTTATTTTTGGCGGGGAGGGGTGGCTAAGCAGCCAATCCAGCCCCGCTCGCTGCACGCTCCAACGCCTCCAAAGCCCACTGGTTCAAGCTCTTACCGGCGGCCTGTGCGGCTACGGTGCTGGCCGCGTGAATGTCAGGAGGCAGGCGCAGCAGTACCTTGCCGGAAAAGTCTTTGCGCGGCTCGATGCCTTGCTCCTTGCAGACGTCCAAAAATACCTGAAGCGACTTTTCACCTTCAGCATGCAGTCCAGGCACGTCGGCAGCGTAGAAATCGGCGCCGCCATTGAGCCCAACAAACTCGCCGCGGAACAGGTCAATTTCCGGGTCGAATGCAATGACGGCCTGATAGCCGTTGATGTTCATTACGTTGATCATGGTTCCACTCCATTGGATTCCAGCCATTTACGAACCGTCACCACCGCCCCCTTGTCGGTATCAGGGGAGGGATGGGGGCGATGAAACACGCGGACTTCGCCGAACAGGGTGACGGCAATGCGAGACCCGGCCCGTTCGCTGATTACGGCGCCCAGGCCGCGAAAAAGGGACTCGATGTCGGGCCAGCGAATATTGCCCGACGTCGGCCGGGCGAATATGAGATTGAGGGTGCGCTGGTCACGTGTGTTCATCCACTAATGATAGCAGATAGTGATACTACTGCAAGGGAGATTAGGGCGGCTTTATCTTTTTGGCGCGGTAGTTTTTGGCTTGCGGAATGGGAGTTTGCGCTGGACCGGAGGCGCCGGCGAAGGCTCCAGCTTCGTCTGAGTCTTAGCGCGCTGTTTATCCATATGGAGCATTTCTTCAGCGGACAAGAAGGCGTTAGGGTTAGCTGTTTTGGGTGACTTCGTCTCAACCCCTTGGTCTGCAGATTGAGGCAAAAAAGCTTGAGGAACCATGTCCCTGGCCATTGCGGTCGCTTCCTGAAAGTTTTTCATTGCCCCCATAAGTTCGTTCGTTTCTATATGGGGCCGCGCTTCGGCAAGCGCCGCTTGTACTGCGGTTTTCCACTCTTTTATATCCTGATCGAGTGAAGGGCTTGGCTTGGTGCTTAAGACCGAAAGCTTCGATAGGCACGATGAAAAATGGGTTCCCAGCAATGCAAGCTGAACGTAAGCATGCCGCGCTTGTAGTTCGGCTTTGGCAAGCATTTGATGCAGCAGGACGATTGTATCGAGGGCTTTCGACGCGCTCGGCATGCTGCTTTCGGCTCCAGCAAGGCGCGCTACAACCTCAGCGTTCATGCTGCGACCGTTCGCTTTTGCTGCGCGTGCGATCTCATCGCGCATGCCATCTGGCATTCGAACCATAAAGCGCTCTTGCGCGTCACTTGGGTAGGTTTTTTCTGTCATGGCGAGATGATAGTACCGAATCGGCATAAACTTAAATGGATGCGACTTGACACTAGTAGCGAGTCGGCATATATTGATGCTGTCGACTCGACATTAACTCAAAAGGAGATCGCGATGAAAGTCGCAGCAACGGCAGCTCAAATTCAAGTGCGGACGTCGGAAGATAACCGTGTTTGGCTGAAGGCAAAGGCGCATGAGCAGGAGCGCTCGGTAAATTGGCTGATCAGCAAAATTCTCGATGACGCGAGAGTGGCCGATAGTAAGAAACAAAATGCAGCGCAGTAAAAGACAAAGCCCTGATCGTTATCTTGGCGGATGGGATCAGGGCTTTGAATTCAAACCGGTTAGATTTGAGGCGGAACAAAATGGATGCTATCACAAACAACATCGTGCGGCTCGCCGCGCAGAAGCAAAAAGCGCCGAACCCAGGCATCGTTTGCATGCTCAGGGGCCTGTTGGAGCAAGCTGAGGCCGGCGAACTCGACAGCCTGAACTGCCAGGTGAAAAGCGGCGCGGCTTACAAAAGCATGTCTGCCGGCGAGTGGGAAGCGTATGCCTCTGTGACGCATGACCACTTCTGCAACATCCTGTCGCAGTTCGATCGCGAGAAGCGGGAGATCAGGATGGAGCAGTTGGGTACCAAGGCGCGCGGCAAGGTGGTCAACCTGGCGCAGGTGCAAGCATGAGCACGCTGCACATACTGAGCCCAGTGACGAAGCGAAAAGGCCGCGCACCCGGCAAGCAGCAGGATCAGGATCTGATCCTCACGGCAGCAGAGGCCCGCCTGATCCGCGCATATCGGAACACTGACGACGAGACCCAGGAGATGGCGGTCCGGACGGTGGAGAGATATGCACTGAATCCTGAGCTGATGCGTCACAAGGCGCCGGTGTTTCAGTTGGTCGCCGGCGGGAGGGGAGCATGAACACGCTGATCAATATCGTTAGCGATGCGCTTCGCATGACGAGCCGCGAAATCGCAGAGTTGACTAATAAGCGGCATGACAATGTCGCACGCGTTTGTCGTGATCTCAAGGCAGACGGGGTGTGTCCTCAAATTGAGGAGACCCCCTATGTCCATGAAAAGAATGGGCAAACGTATCTGGAGTTTCAACTGAGCAAGCGTGATTCGCTGGTGCTGGTCGCGAGGCTTTCGCCAGAATTTACCGGGCGCGTGGTCGACCGCTGGATGGAACTGGAAGCGCAAAAAGCCGCACCGGTCATGCTTTCTCGGATGCAGTTGATCGAGATGGCCATGCAAGCCGAGAAGGAGCGGCTGGTGTTGGAGCAGAAAGTCGTCGCCGACGCGCCGAAGGTGGCGTTTCACGACGATGTGGCTGTGGCCATCAACGCGCAGCCGGTAGCTGAAGTGGCAAAAGTGCTGCACACCGGTCCGCGCCGCCTGTTTGCCTGGCTACGCGAGCAGGGTTTTCTTATGCGGGGCAACCTGCCGTATCAGCGGTACCTGGAGCAAGGCCTGTTCTCTGTAGTTGAAAAAACGCGAGAGGACACGAAAGGCGAAGTCAGGGTCTACACCCAGACGCTCGTTACTGGAAAAGGTCTTTCGACAATTCAGCGTCGATTTGCTCAACAAGGCGCATAAGGAGACGGTCATGGAAATCCTGAAACTGAAAATCGTAGGCACGAGTCCGCTGATGATGCACTCGGATCGCTTGGCAAATCCGCTGGCGCCCGAAACCCGACTGCACAAGGAGTTGACCGGAAAGCGGAAGAAAACGGACGAGGACCACCTCGCGATAGCAAAGTCCGAGTTCATCGCTGGCGCATACTGGGATGCGAAGCTGGGCTTCTATATTCCTGGCGCCAATCTGGATGCGACGTTCTGGGCCGGCGCTAAGCTGCAAAAGTTGGGCGTCCATTGGAGGCGCGGCGCGCTTGTAATGGAAGACAGGATCAAGCTGCAGCATGGCGGTCCGGACACACCTGAGGCGCTATGGGAGTCGCCGGCAAACGTCGATTGCCGCGGCGTTCGAGTCGGGCCGGCGAAGTTGATGCGCTATCGGCCGATCTTCACCAGCTGGTCGGCGGAGTTGTCCGTTGCCCTGAACAGCGACGTGCTCAATCCGAGCGAAGCGAAGAAGGCGATGGACGACGGCGGCAGCCTGATCGGCACCTGTGAATTTCGTCCGCGGTTCGGACGTTTCGAGGTGACCTATGAGTGACATCGAATCCGATGACCTGCCACGCTTCCCTGTGTGGCGCCAGGCGGTCAAAGACTTTCTCCGGGAGTTTCGGTATGGCGATCTGGTCACGCATGACTGGCTTGCGTCGAACTTCAACATGCCGACGCTCGACGCTGACTCGTCGCTGACCGCAATGGAGTTCAGGGAGCGGCAGTTCGAGTGGCTGGCAAACATTGAGGCGTTCAAGTCTGAATTGTTGCGAGACCATCAGGTCTGCCTGCAATCGGTTCGGGGCGAAGGCTTCCGCTGGGTGCCGCCTCACGAGCAGACGCGGGTGACGACTGAAGCGTTCCAGCGCGACGCGAACCGCGCTTTTCGGAATGCCGGGCAGAGGTTGCGCAATATTCGCATTAGCGAATTGACGGACGATCAGCGGCGCGAGAATATTGATGCAGTCGCAAAATTAACTGCGATGAAGGGCATGCATCGCAGGGAATTGAAGTAGGTAGGTCAAGGAGCGGCATGCTACGGCACGGCAAGCTAAGTTCGGGTGAGGCGAGCTTGGGTCTGGCGAGATATGGGCTGACAACAGCAGCTTGATTCTTCTACGAGGGATCAGGCTGATGCGGTAAGCATCGGTGGCGCGGTCAGTCATGGAGGGGCTTGGCGAGGTCCGATCAGGAATGGTAGGGCGAGGCGAGGTCTGCTAAGGCGCGACCTGGTTAGGCATGGGTAGAACGAAAAAGCTCCATTCGTGGAGCTTTTTCTATTTCTGCTCAAGGAATTTTGGCGATCTTTTCGAGCGTTGAAAGCTGGTTGTGGTGTATCAGGTGAACACCGTTGCTCTTTGCGAGAGCGTGCGCTGATTTCGTGTAGCCGTTCAGGCACACAACCGCGGCCACTTGGGCTCGGTAATGCGCTTTGCTGCCGATGACTTCCTGGACGGCGGCATTGCCGACCCGGTTTTGGTACTTCTTGCATTGCACGACCAGCCGGAAGCCACGCAGTTCAGCGAGGATGTCGGCGCCCTGATCTTGAGGTGGCGTGACCCGAGCTTTCCAGCCAGCCTGGGTCAGCAGTTCGGCGCAGTAGTGCTCGTATTGGATCGGCGACAGTAAATCCACGTCGACAAAGCCGGGACGGAAGGCGTTTTCACGGGCTTCACGGGCTGATTGTTGTTCGCGCCCGGCCTTGATCATTGCCGGAACAAGGGCGCCCACAACAACTATTGCAACTATAGATCCCACCGGATCGACCGGAAAGAAGTGGATAGCCACATAGGCTATTAAGGAAAAAACGATAGCAATTCCGGCGTAGGTCGAGTTCATATTTTTGGCAACATTTTTCTCCCAAACGTAACACAAAAACAACCAAGGTAAAACATGTCAAATATGAATGTATCCATGACGCTGTCGCTGGTCGATACGGCCAGCCCGCAAGTCAAGGCATTCATGGAGCAACTCGCAGCCCTGGAAGGCGTCGTCGCGTCTGTCGGCAGCAAGATGGCTGGATTTGCTGCAGGCATGGAGTCGTTCGCTGCTTCGCTGGGCCTGGTGAAGGCAAGCGCCGCTGGCGTCAGCGCAGAAATCGGCGCCGTCGGCGCGAGTGCTGGAGCGGCCTCCGTCGAGACTGCGCGGCTTGAGTCAACGATTGCCGGATTGAATGCAGCGCTGCAGAGTGTTCTCGGAAAGCTCGCCGGCGTCGCCGCAGGCATGGCGGATCTGGGTGCGGCATCGACTGCGGCGTCCGCTGGGGCGAGCGGTGCGATGAATGCGCTTGGTACTGGCGCACAGGCAGCAAACACGCACGTCAACACACTGGCCGACTCAATTCGGGGCATGGCTTTGCTTTGGACGGCGTTCGAGTTGAAAAAAGGCATGAAGTCGAGCATCCACGAGGCAAGCGACTTCCAGAAAGAAATGCTGACGATCGAAGGACTCAATCTCGGCGATGCGGCGAACAAGGAAATTGCTGAAAAGGCCTGGAAAGACAGCCAAGGGTTGGGATTTGTCAGTCCGGTTGATGCTTTGCGCGCCAGGCAAGCGGCGATAGGCGGACTGGCCCAGCCGATGAATCAAGAGGTGCTTGATGCGACCGTCCCTGCTGCTCTGAAGCTAACAAACAATTTGCGATTTGCCGGCGATAAGACAGAGCTCGCTGACATGGTGCGAAATCTGTACGGCATCGCCGAAGCGCGCCAGCAGACAGAAGACCCCAAGGCAATGCTAGACACGTTTGATTTCGTGCAGAAGGCGTTTACAGCCACTCAAGGAAAGGTGACGCCAAAAGACATCGAAATGTTTGTACGACAGTTGGGGCAGGGCGCGTCCAACATCTCGGACGACGGATTGATGCGCGCCGTTGCAGCGATCGATCAAATGAAGATTGCTGGCGGCGCTAATGGCGGAGGCGGTGGCGCGTCGAAATATGGCACCGCATACAAAATGCTTCAGGCCTACGCGATGGGCAAGCCGATGAACAAGCAGGGAGCGGCGATTTTGATGGAGTCCGGCATTCTTGAGCCAGGGTCCATTGATGCGGATGGCAATACCACGCTCTCAGCAAATATAAAACCGGGCGGCGCAAAAGACCAGCAGCTTGCCTCGCAGGATATTAATGCTTGGATGGCAAAGAACGCCCCAAATATCATCGCCTACACCCGCAAACACGCAAAAGAGTACTACCAGGGCGCCGACATGGACGACCCGAAGGCAATCGAAACCGCGGTACAGAAATATTTGACTGCGCTAGGCATTACCGTCACAGCACAGCAGGCTGCTAGCCTTCCGATCAATCCGCGCTCTCAGGCGCGCATGGAAGAGCAGCGCGACATGCAGATCAAATCGAAGGGTGTCAACGATCAGTCTGAGCTGATCAAAGATTCCTACGCACAGTCTACAACCCGATTTAGCAAGGCTCTCGCAGCGCTTGGGCAGACCATCGGTGAGATCCTGATGCCAGTTTTGACGCCGCTGATTAACGGCCTTGCCTCTTTGCTGGAAAAGCTTGCAGGATTTTCGAACGACCACCCGGTTGTCGCTTTTGCGCTCACCTTGGGCGCAGCGTTTATTGGAATCTCAGCCGCCATCAAAGGCTTTGCGCTTGTATTCGGGCCGATCGCCGCTTTGCTGGGGCTTACGGCAGAATCGTTCGGAATTCTGGGCGTTGCGGTAATGGCAGCGCGAAACTGGTTCGGGTTATTAGTCGCAGGTATTGGAATCGGCGCCAGGGCTATTCTGGCATATATGGGGCCGCTTGGATGGATCATCGCCGGCATCGTTCTTGTTTGGGAGGCAGGCCTCGGCGATTGGATCTCTAAGCTCAATGTGTTCGGTCATAGCGTAGGTGACTGGGCGTCGTCCATGGCCAATGATGTCGTCAATACCTTCCGCAACATGTGGGTGCGGACCAAGCAGTTTTTCGGCTACCTGTCAGAGGATGCGGCAAAGGCGCAGGTCGAGGCAAACAACACCGCCCGCAATGATAAGCAGAAGGCCCTCGGGTTCGGGAGTCAAGAATCGTCCGGCAAGATCAACTACGGCGGCGCGACCACTTCGCCAGCCGGAAAACCAAAAACCCGCGCAGAACAAATCCGCGAGCAACAACTCGCGGATGCTGAAAACGTAAAACTAGGGCCGCACGTCGATAAAAAGATGAAAGGCAGCGCCGGCGGCGGCGGCCGCTTCAAAAACTACGATCCCGACCTAGATGATGCCAAGAACGCGTTTCGCCTGGAGGAAGACGATCTGCGCAGGCATGGCGCTGCCGAGGACGAGCTCTACAAGGCCAACAAGATCTCGATCGCCGAATTTTACGACGATAAGCTCGCCACCACCCGCAAGGGCATCAACGCACAGATCGCCGAGCTCGAGCGCGAGCAGGCCGCCTACCGCGCCCAGGGCGACAAGGCGGGCGTCAACCGCGTCGGCACGGACATCACGATCAAGAAGCGTGACCTAGCCGATGCCGAGAAGTCGGTCGAAGTGCAGCGCGAGAAGGATCTGAACGCGTTGAAGAAAGAGGGAATTGCGCTCGAAGCGCAGATGCTGGAAGCCGAGGGTAAGAAGAAGCAGTCGCATATGGCGCGCGAGATTGCCGATCTCGAAGAGAAAAAGAAAAAATTTCTCCTGAACCCCACGGCGCCAGATTCTGCAAAAAATGCTGATCTCGCTCAGCAGGCCATCGACACGGCAAAGCTGACTGCCGCGATGGATGAGTACAAGACTGAACTCAAGCAGGTGCAGGACGCCGCAAAAACCGGAGAGGAACAAATCACCGATGCGGTGAAGTCGGGCGCGCTGTCTGAAGTTTTCGCCCAGGACAAGAAATTCGAACTGCGCAAGAAGGAAGCGGCGCAGCTGGATGAGCTGATCGCCAAATACCGCGAACTGATTCTGGCATCGGATGCGCCACAAGAGATCAAGGACATCCAGCTGCGCTCGCTGAAGCTGGAGCAGGCGAAGGCGAACACTATGGCGAACGAGTTGAGCCCGGACGATGCCAGGATGAAGCAAGGTCTAGACAGTAGCGTGGAAGGCGGCTTTGCAACGTTCTTTAAAGACATCATCACAGGATCGAAGTCGGCCAAAAATGCTTTTAAGGACTTTGCCAACAGCATCGCAGCGACGGTCAACGATCTCGTCGCCAAGAAGCTCGCGAAACAGCTATTCGAATCGATATTCGGGAAAGAGGGCGTTCCCATGTCAGCCGGGGGAACTGGAGGTAGCAGCGGTGGCGGCGGGGATGTGTTCGGCAGCATCATGAAAATGTTCAGCATGAGCGGCGGATCGTCCGGAGGCTCAGCATCTGCCAACGCCGGAGCTTCCGGCTTTTCCGCAAGTCTTGATGCACTGAACGGCGCCGGCTCAGCCATCGTCGGCCTGGCAACTGGCACCGACCGCGTCCCGCAGGACATGCTCGCGATGATCCATCAGGGCGAAATGATCATTCCAGCCTATGACGCAGAGAAAGTGCGCGCAGGCGGCGCCGGCGGTCAACGCCCAATGCAGGTCAATAACCACTTCACCGTATCCGGGCCTGTCACACGGGAAACACAGATGCAGATTGGCCAACAGGCCGGCCTCGGCATCCAGCGCGCAGCCAGGAGAAACGGATGAGCCCGTTTGCTGAGGTCAGGATCGACGACAACCTGATCATTTACCACACGGTCGGCGGCCCGCTGTTCTCCACCGACATCGTGCCGGTTGACTCAGGCGATGAATACCGCAATGCGCGCTGGTCCCTGCCGCTTGGCCAATGGGAGCTCGGCGAGCGCTCCATGATGCCGGCCGACTTTGCGGTGATGAAGAGCTTCTTCAATGCGCGTAAGGGCCAGGCCCAGGGCTTCCGCTTCAAGGACTGGGCAGATTACCGGGACGAAGGTGGCGGCATCATCGTCGAGGTTCCGGTGCCGCCCACGTCTACGCAATTCGAGCAGTTTTCCAGCGGCCCGGTGCTGCAGCTTTACAAGAGCTACACGTCAGGCGGCGAGACGAGCATGCGCAAGATTTCCAAGCCGGTCGCCGGCATCAAGATCTACAACGATGGGATGCTCGATAGCGGCGCGACCGTTGATCTCACATCCGGCATTGTTGTTCCGTCATCCAGTATCGGAACGCTCACATGGACGGGCGAATTCGATACGCCGGTGCGGTTCGCCGTCGATCAGCTGAAGACAGAGTTTATCGGCGTGACCGGTGCCGGCGGCGCAGCCAACGTGAAGGATGTCTACCTCCATCTGCTCAGCCTGCCGATTGTGGAGATCCGCCCGTGAAGTTGATGAGCCCGGAATTAAAAGCCCATTACACGAGCAAGCTGACGACTCTGGCGACCTGCTGGAAAGCGACGCTCACCAACGGTAGAGTGGTTGCGGCGACGGGCTTTGACCAGAACATCCTGTTTGACGGCGCATATTTTCTGTCGACCGCCGGCTATATTGGCTCGGACATCCAAAGCTCGGCTGAGCTCAATCCGGACAATCTGGAGGTAGATGGCTTCCTGCGCTCTCCTGCCATTACGGAGGAGGACATCCATTCCGGGCTATGGGACTACGCGGCTATCGAGATATTTGAGGTCAATTACGAAGACCTCACGATGGGAAAGAACGTTCTCCGCGCCGGAACGCTCGGCGAGGTCAAAGGCGGGCGCCACAAGTTCACCGCCGAGCTGCGCGGGCTGATGCAGGCCTACAGCCGCACGATCGTCCGGCTTATGACGCAGGATTGCAATGCGGACCTGGGAGACGCACGCTGCAAGGTCGACCTGTCGGCATGGACCGTTACTGGCACGGTCACGAGCGTATCGGACAACCGCGTGATCGGCGATACGTCCCGTCACGAGGACATCAACTGGTTCACCGGCGGAAAGCTAACTTTTACGAGCGGGCTGAACGCAGGCCTGAGCATGGAAGTGAAATCCTTCATTAGCACGATTGACCTGCAAGAACGCATGCCGTTCCAGATTGTCGAGGGCGACACTTACAGCATGTATGCCGGCTGCTCCAGGCGCGCGCTTCTCGACTGCAGAATAAAGTTCGACAATTACATCAATTTCCGCGGCTTCCCCGATTTGCCGCAGTCGAAGATTTACCGGCGCGGCAGCGAAGGCGTCGGCACAGGAACAACCCCATGAAGCCAGAGCAGATTGCCGCCATCGCCCGGGAGACTTTGGATACGCCCTGGCAGCATCAGCAGCGCATCGCTGGGCTCGCCATGGACTGCGCCGGCCTGCCGATCTTCATTGGCAAGCGCCTTGGCATGCCCGTCGACTCACTGGCGAACTATGGCCGCCTGCCGGTCCCGGCCGAGATGCGCACCGAGCTGGACCGGAGCCTGGTCCGCGTCTCGAAGTCAGACATGCAGGTCGGCGACGTCGCATGGATTCGCTTCGAGGTCGAACCGCAGCATTTCGGCATCATCGGCGACTACCGGTATGGCGGCTTTTCCCTGATCCACGCCTATAACGGTGCGGGCGTGAACCGGGTGGTCGAGCATCGGCTTGACTCCGAATGGATGGGCCGGATTGTCGGCGTCTGGCGATTTCCTGGAGTCGAATAGATGAGCGGTCAACTTATTGGCGGCGTGCTCGGTGCGGCCATCGGCTTTTTTATCGGCGGGCCGCAAGGCGCGCTGTACGGCTATTCGTTGGGAAGCATCGCCGGCGGAATCATTGCGCCCGGATCAGTTGACGGCCCGCGCCTGTCGGACCTCAAGCCACAGGCATCCGAGTACGGCCGACCGATCCCGATCGTCTATGGCACGACAGCAATGGGCGGCAATGTCATCTGGGCCTCAGACCTCGTTGAAGAGAAGGGCGATGGCGGCGGCAAGGGCGGCGGCCCGTCGGTAACCACCTTCACCTATTACGCAAACTTCGCTGTGGCGTTCTGCGAGGGTGAAACGACGTTCGGGCGTGTATGGGCCGGCCCGGAAAAGCGCCTGATCTGGGACGGCACGACCCTGGAGGGCGGCGGCTCGGTGCGGTTCTACAGCGGCAGCGAAGATCAGTTGCCCGACCCACTGATCGAGTCTTACCTTGGCGTCGGCAACGTGCCAGCCTATCGTGGCACGGCCTACATCGTTTTCGAGCGATTCCCGGTCATCAAGGATGGCAATGCCATCCCGTTCATCACCGCTGAGGTTGGCGCGAAGGCCGGCGGCCACGGCCAGACGCCGCTGCTTGTTGGCCCCACATTGGCAACGCCGAATTTTCAGCCTGCACGGGCGATTGTCGACCCGACTACCGGCTGGATCTGGAATGTTCTTGACGATGGCATCCAGCCTGCGCACAGCTATAGCGTCACGGTGATCAACGACGCCACGCAGGAGGTGATTGCAAACTTTCCCGGCCGGCCGCTGGCAATTCACGGTGGCTTCATTATGAGCGTGACGACGTTCGGCGGCCTGGTCTACGTGGTGAGCCGCCAGTTCGCATCTCCGGCCGACGAGGCGGGTAACAATGACACCGTCTCGAACCTCGCTTTTGTCGATGTGTTCTATTCGGGCAGCGCGAACCCGGACGGGTCGGTCAATACGATGCCTGCATTCTCCACTTCTGCCGTTTGGGGGCACCTGGGGCGGGTGCGGCCTATTTTTTATCACCTGGTGGGGGCGGATGTCGTTGCCACCCCGGAAAATATACGGCTGACCGACCCGTATGGCGGCGGCGGGGCGCCACTAGGAGTGCTTGCGGACGGCACGCGCGTAGAAAATCTTCTAACCGCCGAGATGCCCATCTATCCCACTGCAGCCGGTACGGACGGCACCCGGCTATGGATTGCCTATTCCGATAGCAACAACGGCCCGACAACTGTCGCGGTGTATTCGGACTATCGAAACTTTGCCGAGACCGGAACCGGGCAAGCGGGCGTCGCCGGGTATATCGGCAACGCCTACCAAATCCTGGGCGACATGTCCTATATGGGCATTGCTGGGAGTCTTGGCCCGACGAACCAAAATTTCTCCGTTTTTGACTCGAGCGTGGTTTCCGCGAGCAATCCGCCCGTGCCGCTGTATTCGATTGCGGTGCCCTCCGCGCTCGCGGGGAAGGCGTTCGACTACGATCCGAAACGCAAAGTCTTCATGTCGTACCTGCCGAACTCGATGGACTGGGTATCGATCGATGCGGCAAGTGGCGTACTGACGACGCATACGCTGACGGTCGGGCCGGGCGACACCTCGCCGGCGCCGTCTGGCATTGTCACGGCCATCACGTATTCCAAGAAGACAGACCGCTACCTGCTCGGGGCGAGCAGCAACGGTGGGGATACCGGCACTACCATCTATGTCGTGAACCCCGATACCTTTGCGGTCGAAGGCACCTACACATTTGAGGCCGGCGGCCAACTGATCAATCCGTTGCTCGATCCGGTGACGACCCAAGCCGGGCCGCCCTATGTCCTTTCCTTCGACCAGCACACCGTCAAGCGCCTCTATCTGGGCGGGGCTGCTGTTGCGGCGCCAATGAACCTCGGCGACATTGTGGCGGATTTGTCTGCGCGAGCCGGCCTGGCTTCGGGCCAGATCGATGTGGGCGCACTGACAGACATGGTCGACGGGTACGCGATCGCGCGCCAGACGACCGTGCGCAATGCAATCGACGCGTTGCGTTCGGCCTATTACTTCGACGCAGTAGAGTCCAGTGGCAAAGTGAAATACGTCAAGCGCGGCGGCCAATCAGCCGCCGTCATCGATGAATCTGATCTGGATGCACGTCAATACGGCAGTCAGCCGGGCGATCCATTGCTGGCGACGCGGCAGATGGAAGTCGAGCTTCCGCGCATCCTGAATGTGAACTATATGCTGGCAGCCACCGACTACTCGGCGGCTACCAAAGTATCAAAGCGACTGGTTGGCTCAAGCGGGCAAGAATCCACGCTCGATTTGTCCCTCGTCCTGTCCGACACCAAGGCGCAGGAAGTGGCCGATGTAAATCTGCACACGGCATGGGTTCAAAGGCTTCAGTACGGGCCGTTTTCGTTGCCGCGCAAGTACGCGTTTCTGGAGCCGACCGACATTGTCACGATCAAGGGCTACGCCATGATGCTCACCAAGGTGACGGCGACGCCCGGCGGGTTGCTGACGTGCGAGGCGGTGGCGCAGGATGCAAATACCTTCATCCCGCACGTCGTCGTCACCGAGACGCCTCCGGCTGGCAAGACAGTGTTTGTGCCGGGTGCCACGACTTTGGAGCTGATGTGAATATCAACATGCTGCGGGACCAGGACAACGATCCCGGCTTCTATGTGGCTGCCAGCAGCACTGACCCTAAGTGGCCGGGCGCAGTCCTATTTAGCTCCAGCGACAGCGGCGCAAGCTATCAGCAGATCGCCACCCTTACTGCCGCGGCGACAATGGGGCGCCTGGTCGGGACGTTGGGTGACTTCGCCGGCGGCAATATCCCGGATGAGCTGAACGCGATCACGGTGCGCCTGTCCCGTGGATCTCTTTCGTCCATCTCTTACGCGTCATTTCTGGCCGGCGCGCAGACGGCGCTGATCGGCGACGAAATCGTCTACTTTCGCAATGCGGCGCTCAACGTCGACGGCACGTACACGGTCTCCGGTTTCCTGCGCGGGCAGCGTGGCAGCGAATATGCAATCAGTCGGCATGGGCCGCTTGAGCGCTTCATCCTGCTGAATACGGCGACAGTACAGCGCATTCCCGGCGTGACGGCAGACCTGCATGTGCCGCGGCTGTATAAGGCGGTCACGGTCGGCTCGACGCTGGCGAAGGCGACTGCGCAGAGCTTTACCAATGATGGCGCCGGGCTGAAGCCCTATGCGCCAGTCCATGTCGGCGGCGGCCGCAATGCTGCGGGAGATGTGCTGATCAACTGGACGCGGCGCGGCAGGATCTCGGGGGAGTGGCGTAATTTCGCCGACGTCCCTTTGGGCGAAGACAGCGAGCAATACAACGTCGAAATCTGGGATGCAGCTTATGCGACGCTCAAGCGAACGCTTGGCGCTGTGTCGAGCCCGACGGCGACCTATGCCGCTGCAGACGAAACCGCCGATTTCGGCAGCCCGCAATCAGCCCTCTATCTGAAGGTCTACCAGCTATCCAGCATCGTCGGCCGCGGCTATCCTGCCTTAGCTGTCGTGGCGCTGGACGGCACGGTCGCATCCGACACGGGTAGCGCGGGGGCCGGTGGCTCCGGCGGTGGTGGCAGTACGGGTGGCGGTAGTACAGGCGGCACCGGCGGCACTGGAAGCACCGGTGGTACGGGCGGAACCGGGGGAACGGTCACAGGAACAACCGTATCCTATGTCGAAAGCACCGTCGATTTTCCTAACCCCGAGCGCGGTTTTGCGCGCCAGGTGGGCAACTGTCAGAACATCCAGTTCAATTCCAGCAGCGTCGCGTCCGTACGCACCGGCAGTGCCGCGATCACCGTGCATTGGATGCTGGTGTATCTCAACAGCTTCATTTCCTCTGCCATCAGCAGCACGGTCTTGTCGAACATCCAGACCAACTTCGACAACTTGCGCGCCGGCGGCGCCAAAGCGTGGTTGCGCTTCGAGTATGACCAGACCAACGTCGGCAACGACGCCAACAAGACGCAGATGAAGGCGCACATCGATCAGTTGCGTACCCTGCTGCAAAATAACGCAGACGTGATCGTGGCGATGGATGCTGGCTTCATTGGAAGCTATGGCGAGTGGTCGCAGTCAGGTAATTACGGCTTTGAAGGGTCCTTCACCACGCAGAACTGGGCGGATCGTAAGGAAGTGCTGGAATACTTGCTCGATGCTCTGCCGTCGAACAGGATGATCATGCTGCGCGTGCCGGGCTACAAACAGCACTTCTACGGCACCACGGCGCTGAATCCCACTACTGCCTTTACGGGCACCTATGCGGCGCGACTTGGGCATCATAACGATGCTTTCCTGTCAGGGGCGGACGATCAGGGTACCTACGGCCTGACACAGACCGTTGCATTCGATCGGGCGTTCGTCGCAGAGGAGTCGAAGTACACCCCTCACGCCGGCGAAAGCGATAACTACAGCACCAGCAACCTGGCCAAGACGGCCTGTCCTGCAGCGCTCTCCGATCTGGCCTACCACCATTGGTCGTTCATCAATGACGGCTTTGAGGCGAACGTACTTCAGCAGTGGAAGGACGGCGGCTGCTACAGCAGCATCAGCAAAAAGCTTGGCTACCGCTTTGTGCTGGTAGAAGGCACCTATCCTGCGACAGGCGCCCGCGGCGCCACGATAGCGCTCTCGATGACCATCAACAATGTTGGCTTCGCATCGCCGTTCAATCAGCGGCACGCAAAGCTTGTCCTGCGCAACACGTCCACCAGTGCGGAAACGGCAATCACGCTATCAGCCGATCCGCGGACTTGGCTGCCGGGGGCGCAGACGGTTACCGAAACGGTCACGCTGCCATCGGGCATGGCGGCCGGGTCCTATGCGCTTTTCCTCGCGCTGCCCGACATGGCGAGCTCACTCGCCGCCAATCCGGCCTATGCGATCCAGTTTGCCAATGTCGGGGTCTGGGAGTCGACCACCGGCTACAACGACCTGAGCCACACGATCGTAATTTCTTAACCGCCTAGCAATCACTGCACTTATTCGCCACGAAGGCCGCCCCCGGGCGGTTTTTTTATGGGACGCCCATGAGCAACAGCACAACGAATCTCGATCTGATCAGCACCAGCCAGGCAAGCAAGGAAGTGACGGCCAATGCCGCGTTCGACGCAGCGAGTCCGGCCATGTTGTACGGCCGGCGCGCGGTCACGACTGCCGGATGGACGTGGGGGTATTACGGCGGGACCGTGCTGGTGGCCGGCGTACCCACGCAGATCGCCAATGGCGTTTTGACGCTCACGGCGTCGGCGACGAATTACATTGAGGCCGATCCTGCGACCGGTGCGGTGTCGGTCAATACCTCCGGCTTCACGACTGGGCGTATGCAGCTGTATTCCGTCGTCACCGGCAGCGCCACGGTCACCAGCTATACCGATCTGCGCACGGTGGGCGGCGGTGGGGCGGGTGTCACTGACGGCGACAAGGGCGACATCACTGTTGCCGGGGATAGCTGGACCATCGACAGCAATGTCATCAGCACATTCGGACGAACCCTGATAGATGATGCTGACGCCGCAGCGGCGCGAGCCACGCTTGGACTCGGCACGGCTGCAGTCCTGGTATCCGATACTGACACCTCGCTTGCTGCGAACAGCGATACCCGCGTTGCCACGCAAAAGGCGGTCAAGGCTTATATCGACTCGGTCGCCACATCCGGCGCCACCGATGTGATGATCTTCAGGGGCGTGATCGACTGCTCTGCCAACGCGAACTACCCGGCGGCCGACGCCGGTAATCTGTACAAGGTGAGCGTCGCCGGCAAGATCGGTGGCGCATCGGGTCCGAATGTGGAGGCGGGCGACACGCTGTACTGCATCGCGGATGCAACCGCATCGGGCACGCATGCGTCAGTGGGCGCGAGCTGGGTCATCGCGCAGGTCAATGTCGACGGCGCCGTGGTTGGACCTGCATCGGCGACCGGCGATCATGTCGCACTATTCAGCGGCAGTACCGGCAAGCTCATCAAGGACAGCGGCCTGACGCTGTCGGGCACGAATACCGGCGACCAAACCCTGAATGGCCTGCTGCCGACGCAGACCGGAAATTCCGGGAAATTTCTGGCCACCGATGGATCGAATGCCTCATGGGCGACAGCATCCGGTGGCGGCACGTCGACAGCCGATTCCCAGACGTTCACGTCAAGCGGAACGTGGGCCAAGCCTGCCGGCGTGACGTTCGTGGAAATTATTTGCTTTGCCGGTGGTGGTGGCGGCGGTGGCGGCGTTGGCGCTGCTGCCGGGGCAGTCCGTAACGGTGGCACTGGTGGTGGCGGTGGCGCGTATAGCCGGCTGGTTGTGAGGGCGTCGGATCTGGGCTCTACGGTCTCGGTCACGGTGGGCGCCGGCGGCACCGCAGGGGCTGGCGGATCGAGCGGTACCGGCACGGCGGGCGGCGCCGGCGGCAATTCCTCCTTCGGCACCACCCTGTCGGCCTTCGGCGGCGGCGGCGGCGCTGCCCCATCGTCGGGGAGCGGCAGCAACTTTACCGGCGGTAGTGGCGGCGGCACGGGTAGCGCCGGCATCGTTGGCGCGGCCAGCGGAACCGGTGCGGTTGGTGGCGGCCCCACTACGGTCAATACCGCGCCAGGCATTGGCGGGGGCGGCGCGAGCGCTCCCAACACGGGCGTCGGACTGACTGCTGAATATGGCGGCGCGTCCGGTGGCGGCACTGTCGGGACGAGCAATGCCGGAAAAGGCGGTACGTCAATCTATGGCGGCAGCGGCGGTGGTGGCGGCGGTGGCCTGTATTCCGATAACTCGACCAACCTGCAGTCGAACGATGGCGGCGCCACTGGCACCTGGGTGCTGCTGGGCGGCGGTGGCGGCGCAAAAGGAACTGGCACGGCGGGCGCAGCCGGGACCGCTGGCGCGAACGGCACAGTGGCAGGCGGCTCGGGTGGTGGTGGCGGCGCTACAAACTCAGCCGGCACTGGTGGCGCAGGCGGCGCTGGCGGCACTTCTGGCGGTGGTGGTGGCGGTGGCGGCGGCGGCACCACTACAGGCGGGGCAGGCGGTGCCGGCGGGCGCGGCGAAGTCCGCATCCTTTCATGGTGATGGAGATTAATATGCGAGCAGCAGTGATTGAAAACGGCGTCGTCACCAATGTCATTCTGGTCGAAGCGCTTGACGTATTTCCGGGGCTCGTCGATGCAGCCAATGCGGCTATTGGGGATACATGGGATGGATCGACATTCAGCACACCAGCGCCGCGCATTGTGGTGCCGGCATCCGTGACGATGCGGCAGGCGCGACTCGCGCTGCTTGGCGCCGGCGTGCTGGCGACCGTGAACGCCGCCGTCAGCGGCATGCCTGGAACGCAGGGCGAGGCGGCTCGCATCGAATGGGAGTACGCGCGTGATGTATTGCGCGACAGTCCCCTGATTGCTGGGCTGATGCCGACGCTTAGCATGACAGAGGCGCAGATCGATCAACTGTTCATCGCGGCGGCGGCACTATGAATGACATGAAATTTACCTTTACCTTCCCCGCTTCTGTTGTCCCGAAAACAGTGACCGTCATATTTGAGGGTGGCGGCGGTGGCGCAGGGGGCGGAGGGTGTGCAGGTGGCGGCACGGTGTCTGTTCAAAGTGCGTGCAATGGCCCTACGGCCTGCCCGAATCCATGGCGCCATTCAGATGCAGCAGGCGGCCCGCCCTTAAGCCGATCATGGTTTTGCACCGTATGCAAGGCTGGCGGTGGCGGTGGCGGTGGCGCCGGGCAGGTACGTGACCGTTACTGATTTCAAGCGCCAGCGACTTTGGGTTCAGTAAGCCCTGGAAATGCAGGGAGTCAAAGTTCGCGCACAGCTTTATCCATCACCGCAACGACTTGTTGGCCTACCTGTCCGACTGCTTCAGGGGATCCAGCAAATCTTTCGAGGATTTCAAGCATGTCGTCGCGAAGCTGTGGGCCGTTGATTCCAGGCTGTCTGCATAGGGCTGTCGCTAGCGCAGTAAGGGTGATAGCGACCTGCTGGTCAAAGTCGTTCTTATTGCTTTCCATATGCAGTCTCCGTCAGAGGTGTTGCTCAAACATAACCAGCATTTGTAATTTTGGCAATAGTACTTTCTGACTAGCAGCCCTCAAGAACCTTGTGTAGCTGCCGTTATAGAGCCATATAGGGGAGGTGGCGGGCCACTTGACGGAAACCGGATTGCTGTCATTTCGTTATCAAAGGGGCATGAAGGGGAATTTCTTTTGTGGTACCCTTTCCTTGCGAAATTGACCGGTTTGTCAATTTAGTTGCTGTAGATGCACTACCAGTTCAGGAGCAGGAGAGAAAAATGAGAGACGACACATCCAAATTTACGTTCTTCAGGCTAATGCTATCGGGCGCGCTGGCAGGGACCGCAATTGTCGGCATCATCTCGCCCATGCTTGGCTATGACGCGTCGCATGCGCTTGATGCAGTGGGCACTGTCGCTGGCGCCGGCACCGTCGTCGCGTTCAAACTTGCCCATTTGATTTGAAGATGCAGTTTGACGGAAGCCCATTAGACATTGCGACTGTCTTGATAGCACTGTTAGCGATATTGATTAGACCAGCGAGGAACCTGATGAAGGGATTGCCGGCTCAGGTGAGCTACAGGGATGCGGTAGTAGACTTTCTGAACGGCACTGCAATCGTGCCGTTCTTGCTTTTAGTCGGCTCCGTCTTCTCTAAGCAAGTCCTTGAAGAGGCGCTGAAGACAAACAAACTGGCCCTCGCCTACGGCGGTGTTATAGGCCTTCTTTTCATCGTCAGAGAGTTGCTCAAACCGAATACACCCGATTAGAAAACGACACACCCTCAAATAAGCCGACCCAATCAGTCGGCTTTTTTTACGCCCACAGCCCGCCTCGCGCGGGCTTTTTGTTTGCCCACCCGCCCGTGGTTACGGGCTCTATAGGACCGCCATGACCATCGATACCATCCCGGCCGCACCCGCCTTGCCCGACAACGCCCCAACCATCTATGAGATGTGGGATTACACCAATCCTGACAAGCCGGTGATCACGTCCACTGTGACGTTGAGCGTGCGCGACGCCGACTACGTGAGCGAAGACGCGGTCTACGCGGTCGAGCGCGGCGCCGCCGCCTGGTATCGCTCGGACCAGGTCCTGAAGCTGGGGGATTTCGAGTTCGGCCCACACCTGTTCGTCAGCCAGGCTGCCAACACCACGTCCGGTGCCGCCCCGCTGCAGGAGGTGCTGATCGGTTGCGCCAAGCGCGGCACCTGGACGAGCTACCCGGCGGCCGACACCTACGACAAGCACACGACCATCGTTTTTCCGCCGCCGTTCAAGATCGTTGCCAAGAACCGCAGCGGAAACATCGTCCATACCTTCGAGATGCACGACGGCCTGCCGATCAACGATCCGTCGCTGCACCAGGGCTATCCGACCGCTACACAACCCGAGCGGCCGAAGTTTGATTGCGCGATGACGCTGCTTTGGTGGAGCGAGCGGCCGCGCCAGTCCGCGTCCCTTGCATCCATGTACGCCGGCATGACCGACGCCGGCCGCCGCCCATCCGCTGCGAAGTCGCACTTCTCGGTGCTGTCGTGCGAGCCGGAAATCACAGGTGGCTACAGCCGCAGCAGCCTGAATTCGCTGGGCAGCATTTACGCCTCGATGGAGTGGGCGCAGTGCAATGGCGCGCATTGGCCAGATCCCGCCGAAGCTGACCCATGGCTGGGCTATACGGACCTGAATTACGAAGGCCATTCTGCCTACATGGGGCCGTATGTGATGGGCTGGAACTACGAGCCCGGATCACGCACCTCGCACAACTGGTACACCGCACCAGGCGGCCCGCGCTTCGACCGCGCAGCATTCCCGTCGCAGTTCGCGCTGTGGATGACGGATCCCACCGGCCATCGCCCCCAGAACAAGCTCGCCTACTCGGAAATCGCCTACAACTTTGCGCTGGCCTACGGCAACCATTCGAATCACTGGATGACCGACCCATCGAAACTGCGCTGGTGCGATGACGCCGACCTGCTCAATGCCAGCAAGTATTTCATCGGCAACTATTACGGCGACGGCGCTGGCCGCGGCCCGAACGCGATCGAGATCAACGGCAATCAGCGCGACGGCACCGGCCCGCAGCACTACGACGTGAATGGCGACATGCCGTTCCACGGATGGGCGCGCGACGCGCTGCACAACTACGCCTCGGCCGCGCATGCTGCGATCGCCATGCAGTCGCCGATGATGGCGATCCTGTCGAAGTGGGACACAGCCACCGCATTCATGCTGCACGGGCCTGCCGATCATTCCGGCATCGGCGGCAGCTACCTGGTGCGCGACATGGCCTGGGAATGGCTGCATCACGTCCTGGCACGGAAGGTCGCCGCGGACCATCCTCTGGGCTTCAAGCGGCAGGACATCGAGGACCGCTTCTGCGCG